GTTATCGAATTAACGAAATCCAAAACTCCAAAAGGAAAAGAGTACACAACTGTATCGACAATTATGTACGACGACCCTACACCTGTTCATGAAGACAAAAAACAAGGTAAAGTTTGGGTTGATGATGAGTTGACTTGGTTGGATGTTTATAGTAAAAAGCCTGTAGAGTATTTAGAGGCTATTGCAAGAGGTGAAACTCCAAGATGGGATAGTGAGAGAGGTGGATACGTTTACGGTGATTCTACGGACTCTGAGACATCAATGGGTGGAAGTAAGAAAAGTTATGTAGACCCACAAGCGGATGCGGATGTTGATGGTGACTTACCATTCTAATTAAAATACAAAGGACATAGGTACTAAAATCAATTGGGTATCTATGTCCTTTTCTCAACTACAACTTATGGCAATAAAAAAAACTGAATTTAGCAGTCTTAAAAAAAAGTTTTCAACTTCAGCAAAATATAAACCACAAAGATTTTTAGACTTAGGTCAAAATTTCTTGGATGCTGTTGGATTACCTGGTCCTGCTATTGGACACATCAATATGTTTTTAGGACACTCTGATACAGGAAAAACTACTGCGGCAGTCAAATCCGCAGTGGATGCTCAGAAAAAAGGAATACTTCCGGTCTTTATAATCACAGAACAAAAATGGAGCTTTGACCATGCAAGACTAATGGGTTTCAATTGTGAAGAAGTTCCTGATAAGGAAACAGGTGAAATGGATTGGGATGGATTTTTCCTTTTCAATAACAACTTTAGTTATATTGAACAAATTACTGACTACATAAATCAGTTGTTGGATGCTCAAGAAAAAGGAGAACTTAACTATAGTTTATGTTTCATTTGGGATTCAGTTGGTTCAGTTCCATGTAAAATGACTTATGAAGGTAAAGGAGGAAAGCAACACAATGCTTCTGTGCTTTCTGATAAAATTGGAATGGGAATAAACCAAAGAATTTCAGGTTCAAGAAAGGCGGACACTGAATATGAAAATACCCTCATCATTATTAACCAACCTTGGGTTGAACTTCCAGATAATCCCTTCGGTCAACCAAAAATTAAGGCTAAAGGAGGTGAATCGGTATGGTTAAACTCCTCATTAGTATTTTTATTTGGAAATCAAAAAGGTGCTGGTACAACCAAAATTACTGCGACTAAAGATAAGAGGAGTGTTAAATTTGCAATCAGGTCCAAAATATCGGTGATGAAAAACCATATAAATGGATTAGGTTTCGACGACGGTAAGATTATTGTTACACCACATGGATTTTTAGCGGGTAAGGATTCTACAGAAGAGAAAGCCTCCATTGAGTCATACAAAAAAGAATACGCTGACTATTGGAAAGATATTTTAGGAGTGAGTTCAATTGACTTTGAATTGAAAGAGGAAAAAGAACAAGAATAATAATAAACAAGTGGTTAAAACTTTAGTAGTTGACGGAGACAACTTATTCAAAATTGGATTTCACGGGGTTAGAGATTTCTACCACGAAGGAAAACATATTGGAGGTATTTTCCACTTTGTTAATGTTCTTCGTAAATTCCTATCGGAATACAACTACGACAAGGTAATAGTTTTTTGGGACGGGAATAATAACTCGTCCCAAAGAAAATTACTGTTTTCTGAATATAAGGAAAACCGTCGTTTAACAATGAACGAAGAAAAGAAAGAATCTTATTATGGACAAAAAGAAAGATTGAAACAATATCTTGAAGAAATGTTCATTAGACAAATTGGTATTGACGACCACGAGTGTGATGACTTAATTGCTTATTACACACAAATAAGTCAAGATGAGAAAATAACAATCCTTTCTTCAGATAAGGACCTTACACAACTTATCACACCAAAAGTACACATCTACTCACCCATAGTAAAACAATGGGTTACAGACAAACACAAGATTAAATTAGGTACAATTGAAATACCTATATCAAATGTGAAATTAGTTAAAATTTTATTGGGTGACAAGTCAGACAACATTGAAGGAATTTAGAGCTTAGGTGAAAAGAAGTTAGTTAAATATTTTCCTGAGGTTATTGAAAGAGAACTAAATATTGATTATATTTGTACAAGAGCACAAGAAATTTTAGATATAGATGACACAATCAAGCCACTCAAGAATTTATTATCAGGTACCACCAAGTCAGGTACCTACGGAAAGGAATACTACGATATTCGTGAAAAAATCGTTAGTTTGTCAAATCCTTTAATGACCGAAGAAGCAAAAAAAGAAGTAGAACTTTATTATTCTGAAGATATGGACCCTGACGGTAGGGGATATAAGAATCTGATGAAAATGATGATTGAAGACGGATTCTTTAAGTACCTACCAAAACAAGACGATGCGTGGGTAGAATTCCTTCAACCAATTATGAAACTAACAAGAAAAGAAAAAAAACGATACAACAACAACAATTAATTATGAAAGAAACACAAGATTTAACGAAAATGGAGTTTTTAATTAAACTCAACGACAACATCGTCGTTCAAAGGTTTTTCAATGTTAAGGGTTACAATGAGACTGCAAAACACAGTTTAGAACTTCATGATTACATGAAGAACATTGCCGACTACATGGAAAGATATTTGAAAGACAAAAGTTTGGACTACATGGCGGAAAACGCAGAGTTGATTATGAATGACCCTTCAGTCATGAATACATCAAAAACTGATGGACCTGAATGGTTTTACCTATACATTAAGATGGGGGAACAGACAATTTGTCATAGGGGTTTTGACGCCAAGGTATACCCACCAAAGGCTAGATACACCGTAGACATACGACCAGAGATAAAAAATATTTTGAAGTCGTTGACTGACATTTTTTCAGGTGAAAACTTTTCTACAACATATATGAATTATCAACTCGCTTGATAGTATTTATCAAAACACGTCAAAATAAAAACAAGTATGTCAAGCGAGAAAAATTTCGGGTATTTAGGTAACACATTTCAAATTCAACTAATCAATCAACTTATTCTAAACAAAGAATTCGCTCGTGCGATTATTGATGTATTGGATTCAAAATACTTTGATAATCAATACTTTAAAATCATTACTCAAATGATTAAGGAGTATTATGTCAAGTACGAAAGTGTTCCTACGTTTGAAACTTTAGACCAATTGACTCGTTCTGAGATTAGTTCTGACAGTGCAAGAAAAATCGTTCTTGACACATTAACCCAAATTCGTGATGTAAGTTTTGATGGTCACCAATTCGTAATTGAAAAGGCACTTAAGTTCTGTAAACAACAAGAACTTCAAAAAGTAATGACCAAAGCTCAAAAGATTATTGACAAAGGTGACTTTGAAAGTTATGACCAATTAGAAGAGATGGTAAACAAAGCTCTTCAGGTTGGTGAAATTGACGAAGCTGAACACGATGTATTCACAAATTTGGACCAAGTGTTAGATGAAGATTATAGACACCCAATCCCAATGGGAATTGCCGGTATTGATAATTTATTGAAAGGTGGATTAGCAAAAGGTGAATTGGGTGTAATCTTAGCACCAACAGGTGTTGGTAAAACAACAGTACTAACAAAAATTTGTAACCACGCATTTAATTTAGGTTACAACGTTCTTCAGATATTCTTTGAAGACAACCCAAAAATTATCCAAAGAAAACACTTCACACTTTGGACAGGAATTGCTCCTGATGAACTTTCATTCCACAAAGATGTTGTTATGGAAAAAGTTAGAGATATTAAAGAAAATACAACAAACAGGTTGATTTTAAAGAAATACGCTTCTGATACCTTAACAATGAGTCAAATCAAAAATCAAATTAGAAAGATGATTGCTGAAGGAACAAAAATTGATATGATTAGTTTAGATTATATTGATTGTGTCGTTCCTGACAAAAACTTAGGGGATGAATGGAAAAGTGAAGGTTCCGTGATGAGAGGATTTGAAGCAATGTGTCACGAATTGGACGTAGCAGGATGGACTGCAACTCAAGGAAATAGAAGTTCAATATCATCAGATGTTGTTACTACTGACCAAATGGGTGGTTCAATTAAAAAGGCACAAGTAGGACACGTTATCATAACAGTTGCAAAGAGTTTACAACAAAAAGAAATGAAACTCGCAACAATAGCTATTACCAAATCAAGAATTGGACGAGATGGTATTGTGTTTGAAAATTGTAAATTTGACAACGAACTCATGGAAATTGATACAGAAAGTTCAGTAACTTTCTTGGGTCTTGAAGAACAAAAAGAAGAACGAAATAGGAACAGAGTCAATGAACTATTGGCAAAAAGAAAACAACAACAAACAATTAATTAAAATTTAAACAAGAAGAAAACAAAAAAATGGACGCATCACAAAAGATATTGTCAGACCTCACGGTGTATATGAAATACGCTAAATTCTTACCTGATGTAAACAGGAGGGAAACGTGGGAAGAGTTAGTAACAAGAAACATGAACATGCACATCAAAAAATACCCAC